GCCGAGGAGAAGGCCGTCCGCATCGAGGCCGTCCCGTTCGCGGGCCGCCTGCGTGCGTTCGAGAAGGCCGAGGACGCCTACCGGTTCGGCATGTTCATCAAGGCCCGCCGGGGCGATGCCGAGGCCAAGCGGTGGTGCGACGATGCGGGCATCGACACCCGCGCTCTCGGTTCGACCGGCTCGACCACCGGTGCCGCGACCGTGGCCGACGTTCTTTCCTCGACCGTGATCCGGCTCGTGGACCAGTACTCGGCTTTCGTGCAGAACGCACAGAACGTGCAGATGCCGAGCGACGTGCTGCTGTTCCCGCGCCGCACGGGCGGTGCGACGAGCCAGTGGCAGGACGAGAACGTGGCGATCACCGCCGCCGATCCTACGATCAGCCAGGTGACGCTGACGGCCAAGAAGGTGACTGCGGCCACCGTGATCGCGAACGAGCTGCTTTCTGATTCCGTCATCAGCATCGGCGATTGGGTGGCGTCGGAACTTTCGTTGTCGCTCGCCAACGCCATCGAGTCGGCTGCGTTCTCGGGCAACCCGGCAAACGCTCCCGCCGTTGCCGGTCTCGTGACCAGCCACACGGGCGGCCTGCTCGCCTCGTCTGGTGCCACCTACGCCGCGTCGCTCGTGACGGGCGCTGGCGATACCCCCGATGAGATCACCAAGGCGAACTTGCTCGCGATGATGGCTGCGGTTCCGCAGCACAGCCGGGCCGGTGCCAAGTGGTACTGCTCGCCGTTCTTCTTCGCGGCCTGCATGCAGAACCTGGATCTCGCCCAGGGCGGTTCGGTCGGCATGACGCAGGGCATGGGCCCCACCTTCCTCGGCAGCCCGGTGGTCCTCACCGACCGCCTGCCGAGCGGTGCAGACTCCACCGGTGCGATCATGGCGCTGTACGGCAACCTTGCAAACAGCTCGATGTACGGCATCCGCCAGGGCATCGAGATCGCCAGCTCGGATCAGGTGAACTTCCTGTCGGAGCAGACGGTCATCAAGGCGTCGGCTCGCGTGGCGATCACGCACCACAGCCTTGGCTCCTCGACCGTCGCCGGGCCGGTCATCGGCCTCGTCGGTGCGTGAGCCTGACGGCTTGACGCGATGTGCAAACTGGGCGGGCGGCTTCCAAATGGGAGCCGCCCGCTCTCTTTTTTGAGGTAGCACATGATCGTCAAGGTTGGGGGCACTGAGGCCGACGTTCGCGTGGAAGCCATCCTGTCCATGCCCAGGCTGTCGTTCACGGCCAATCACTTCGCGTGGGCTCAGGCACTCATGCCGCTGGGGATTCGCCCCACGATGGGCACGGGTGCGTTCTGGAGCCAAGTGAACACCCGCGTGATGGAAAAATTTATCGACACCGCAGAGTTCCTTCTTCTCATTGATTACGACACGTTTTTCTGTCGTGAAGACGTAGAGCACCTCTTCGCGATGGCGCTGACGTTTCAGTGCGACGCGCTGACGGGATTGCAGACAAAGCGGGAAGACGGCCGCCCGATGCTCACGCTGCCCGGCACGCTCGACAACCCGCCCGAGGACGGCAAGACCACCCTGCCTGCGTCGTGGTTTGCGGAGCCCGTGCAGGAAGTGGACACGGCTCACTTCGGGCTGACGGTCATCAGCACGGCCGCCCTGAAGCGGTGCAAGAAGCCCTGGTTCTGGTCGAAGCCCGGCCCCGACAACTCATGGAACGAGGGCCGCGTGGATGACGACATCTGGTTTTGGCGCAACTGGCGGGAGAGCGGGAACCGCGTCTTCGTCTCGCCGCGCGTCGTCTTGGGCCACGGCGAATACGTCGTGACGTGGCCGGGGCAGAACCTCGGCAAGCCCGTGTTTCAATGGACCACCGAATTCACGAGCACCAACAAACGCCCCGAAACTGCATGGAGCGTGCCCCAATGAAGAAACTAAGGATGCTGCGATCGTTCAGGAACTACCGCCCCGGCCAGGTCGTGGAGATCCCTGGCGGGCTCGCGGCGGAACTGATTGCCAAGCGGTTTGCCGTGCAAGACCGGCAGCAGGAATTGATCGAGACGGCGGCCATCGAGCACGACGTTGAGACGGCCGACGCCACGCCCAAGCGGAGACGCAAGAAGTGAAGTACCGCAGCCTCAGCCGCCAGACGCCCCCCGCCGTGGAGCCCGTGACGCTCTCTGAGGCGAAGGCCCACTGCCGCATCGACGGCAACGCCGATGACGCCTATGTGGCCTCGCTCATCACGGCCGCCCGCGAGTGGTGCGAGCAGTACCTCGACCGCACGCTCGTCTACACGCAGTGGTTGATGAGGTTCGACCGATTCCCACCAGACGGCACGATGGACATCGAGCTCCCCCGCCCGCCAATGGCGACCGCTGGCACGGCCACGGCCGTCGCCCTGACGTTCACCTTCCAGACGGGCGAGACGGCCACCTACTCGTCGGCCAGTTACCGCGTAGATCGGCACAGCACGCCGGGGGCCGTGAAAGCGTTGTACGGCCAGACGTGGCCCCCGCACCTGCAAGACGACAACGCGATCAGCGTGACGTGGTGGGGCGGCTACGGCAACAGCGGGACCGACGTGCCCGCCGCGATCCGCCACGCCATCTTGATGCTCGTGGGCATGTGGTTCGAGCGCCGCATGGCGGCCGACTCCATGAGCGGCGACGAAATCCCGTTCGGCGTGAAGTCGCTTCTCGACTCGCAGCGATGGGGCTCCTACCGATGATCGACCCCGGCAAGCTCCGCGAACGCATCACCGTCCAGGTCGCCAGCGGCAGCACCAATGCCCTCGGCGAGACGGTGCTGGCGTGGAGCAATTCCACGAGCGTCTGGGCGAGCGTGGACGGCGTGAGTGCCCGCGAGGCTCTCCTTGCCGGGCAGAATCAGGTCTCCATGAGCCACCGCGTGCGGATGCGTTACCTGCCGGGCCTCACGCAAAACATGCGGCTGTCGTGGGGAGGCCGTGTTCTGGAGATCGTCAGCCTGCTCGAACACAACAACCGCAGCGAGCACGAGATCATCTGCCAGGAGAACGTCGGCTAATGGCCGTCGCCGGGATCAAGCTGCAACTCGACTCCAAGGAAATCGCGGGCCTTCGCGATTCGCTGCGGAATCTGTTTGCCCCGAAGGAAGTGGCCCCGATCCTGGGCGAGGCGCTGGAGAAGGCGATCTGGCCCGCCTTCCTGCGGCTCCGCGAGGTGACGCCGTTCGGCGTGACGGGCAACCTGCGCCGGGCAGTGAATCACAAGGTCAAGACCTACCCCCGCAACGGCGGCGCGGTGGGTCTCATTGGCTACAACCGATCCGGCAAGGGCGAAGCCCAAGAGATGACGGCGGGCGGCGTGCAGCTGGGGCCAGACCGGGCCTTCCACCAGTGGTGGCTGGAGTTTGGCACGAAGCGCCGTGTCGTCAGGAAGGTGGCCAACAAGCCCTACACCCGCACCAGCAAGCTCGGGAAGGTTCACCAAGTCAGCGGGCAGAACTCGGTGATCGCGTCGAGCCAGGCCAGCTACGGCCCGTTCCGAATCTTCAAGCGGCAGGACGGCGGCCTCGCTACAGATCCGCAGTATCCGAAGGCGTTCTTCAAGAAGGCGAAGAAGGGGCAGGAGTTGGTGATCGACCCCAGCCCGCGTGGCGGCATCGACGGACAGCCGCCGGTCAAGACGGCATGGGAGCAGTCGCAGAGCAAGGTCGCCTTCATCCTCCAGCAGGAACTTCGGATTTCGCTGGAGCGGGCCTTGTCGTCGCTGAACTACAGCGGCACGGGCACAGTGAGCGGCACGCCGTAACTGCAAGCAGAGGCGGGCTCGCTGGCACGATGGGGGCATGTCGTTCAAATCCCCCGAGTCTGTGGCGCGGTCGGCCTTGGTAGCAAACACAGCCGTGGCTGCCGTGATCGGCACGCGCGTGTTTCCCGTGCTGGCCCCAGCAACGGCCGCCCTGCCGTTCGCCACCTATCGCCGGTCGGGCGTCATTCGAGCGCACACGCTATCCGGCCCGATGGGCGTGCCCACGGTGAACATGACGCTGGACATCTATGCCGAGACCTATGAGGCCGTGCGAGACCTTGCTGACAAGTGCCGCAAGGTTCTGGATGGGTACGGCGGCACC